TAACAGAGTGCTCGTGGGGTTTTGATGTTAAGGAACCTGTGTACATGAAGGATGTAGAAAACGAATACAACCAAAGACAGATGATGATCAACAACAATACGTCCAGGGAGTTCTTTGAAAATCTATTCGAACTACACCAAATGAGCAAACAGTTCAAGTTCATAAACAAAAAAACCAAAGTCATATTTGTGAGGAACAGGATACCGAGAGCAATGATCAAGAGTAAAATAAAACCAAAGGCTTCGTTAGTTGCATTGGGCGGTGGTTATTATGCGGCGGGCACTGATAATTTAAAAAGACTTCTTGAGAACCTTCCAAAAAAGTTGTATTATAGTAATCATCAGCCGAGTAGTTGGGATTGGCATGATCATATAATAGTAAAACTTTAATTATGAGCAGTTGTAAATTAGTAATCAAAGACGAAGTGAACGTCAAGTTTGAAAATCTTTCCCTGGAATGGAGGAAAAGGCTTTCCAATAAATTCAAATACGAGATACCGTATGCCAGACATCTTCCAGCGGTCAAGCTAGGTAGGTGGGATGGTAAAGTTTCATTTTTTGGTTTGGGTGGAACAACATACCTAAATCTAGTAGATCAAATACTTCCCATACTAGAAGAGGGCGGTGTGTATGTAGACTTTGAAGATCATAGAGAGCAACACAACTTTGAGTTTAAAGCAGTTGACAAGAATTATCTGTCACACATTAAATGGCCGGACACACACCCAATGGCAGGACAGCCTGTTGAATTGAGAGATTATCAAGTAGAGACAATAAACAAATTTATAGAAAACCCTCAGTGCATACAAGAGATTGCCACAGGAGCAGGTAAGACAATAATCACAGCGGCACTATGCCAACTGGTTGAGCCCTATGGTCGTACACTGACAATAGTACCAAACAAAAGTCTAGTGACACAGACCGAGGAAGACTTTGTTGCATGTAATTTAGATGTTGGTGTGTACTACGGAGACAGGAAAGAGCTAGGCAGATTCAACACTATCGCAACATGGCAGTCACTGAACGTGTTAGAAAAGAAAAGCAAGGACGAACACTCAGAGGCATTTGCAGAAGCAATAAAAGGAATTAACACAGTAATTATAGATGAAGTACACATGGCAAAGGCAGATGTACTTAAAAGATTACTTACAGGTCCTTTTGCACACTGTGGCATACGTTGGGGACTAACAGGTACAGTACCCAAAGCAGACTACGAGTTCATGGGTTTGAAATGTAGCATAGGCGATGTCACTCATAGAATTCAAGCAAGTGAACTACAAGAAAAAGGTGTACTTGCAAATTGTCATGTGAATGTTTTACAAACACAGGATCATCCGATGTTTAAAACATATGCAGAAGAACTTAAATGGCTTACAACAGACAAAGTTAGAATGGCATGGGTGGCAAAAACTATAAAAGATATTTCAACATCGGGTAACACACTGATACTCGTTGATCGAATATCGGCAGGACAGATATTACAGGAACAACTAGAGGGTTCAGTTTTCGTATCTGGATCAACTAAAAACATAGATAGGAAGGAACAATATGATGAAGTATCTACTGCAACAAATAAAATTATTATCGCCACATATGGAGTTGCCAGTGTGGGTATTAATATTCCTAGGATTTTTAATCTTGTCCTTATTGAACCGGGTAAATCTTTTGTAAGGGTTATCCAGAGCATAGGAAGGGGCATAAGGAAAGCAGAGGACAAGGAGAACGTGCAGATATGGGATATTACCAGTAGTTGCAAGTTTGCGAAAAGACACTTGGGGGCAAGGAAAAAGTTTTACAAAGAGGCCAATTACCCGTATAATATAGAGAAAGTAAATTATGAAAATCCTTACACTTGAGAATAGACCATTTAAATTAGAAAAGATACCTGAGTGGGTTGATGAGAAATTGCGATTTGCAGTTCTTGATAATTCCGATCCGGGCAATCCGGACTTCTTCTACATACCTTTAATATTTTTAGAAAGCTTCAATGCACCAGCGGCAGTACTGGAAATTGGTAACTGGAAAATTAAGATGCCGTTAGACTGGAAGATGCTGATAGGCGAGCAGGGCCAACCAGAGATGCATGTGTTACCAATAACAAGTTTGAACGACAGAGGCTTTGATGCATTCACATTCAATCCGTTGTCAAGTCCAAAACCAGACTTTTATCCCATAGACGTTGTGGACATATACACTGAGGTCAAATGGTACTTCCCGAAAATTAAATCAGGACAGATGTTAGCGGTTCCGTTGACCAATGGACCTAAACCTATATGTGCTTATTTTGTAAAAGACATTTCGAGACAATGCGAACAGGTGGATTATGGCGATGTCTGGTAGGAAATCAATTAAAATAGAAGCACCTATAATCATTACTAGTGATGGGACTCCGGTATGGATGGACAAGGAATGGGCAGTAGACTTCTTTGATTGGATGTCTGAAGTAAAATTGAATGGTAAACTTTCAGGTTTACAACATATGAATAGTAAAGTAAAATTAACATTTGTGTCAGCAAAAGACTGTACAATGTTTGGATTAAAATATGCCAGCAGAAAAAAGTAAAAGAAAATTTTTTGAATTACGTAATGGCCTCAAAGCAGTAGACTTCAGGAACAAAGACTACTTTGATAGAATTGACGACCATGAGAAGTCTTTATACTCTCCGTACATGCTGATGAGGTACGTTTCAAGTGTATCGTCGAAGGATCCGTTCTATGTGGAACACTACATTGAAATGGTCAATGAATGCGTTAACAAACACTGCTTTACACTGGGATCAAAACATAAAAAACTTTTATGGATACTGACTGCCATGTGTGGTGCTGAGACACAACAGTTCCATCCTTGGATTAAACCAATGAAACGTGTGGCAAATAAATCATTAAAGAAACTAATGAAAATTTATCCTAACTGGAAAGAAGCTGATCTAGAAGTACTAGATAAAATCATCACAGACAGAGAACTAGAGGAACTGATAGAGGCACATGGCATCGAATCTAAATAAATGTACCTACTGTGGCAAAACATTTGCAAAGGAAAGAACACTACAAGTACATCTTTGTGAACCAAAGAGAAGACATCTACAACGAGATGAGAAATGGGTAGTGAATGCTTTCATGGTGTTCCAAAGATTCTATCAGATACATCAACACAACAGCAAACCTAGAACATATGACGATTTCGTTGACAGTGCCTACTACAATGCTTTTGTTAAGTTTGGTCGATACATCATGTACATCAATCCTTTGTATCCGGACAAGTACATAGACTATGTGTTACACTCAAAGATCAAACTTGATCATTGGGCAAGAGATGACCTCTACGAGGCATATCTAATAGATGCATTAAAAAAAGAGCCTGTCGAAGCGGCGTTGCAGAGAAGCATCGCAACAATGATGGATTGGGCAACTGAACAGAATGCACAATGGTCAGACTACTTCAGGCTTGTCAACACCAACAGGGCGGTGCAACACATACAGCAAGGAAAAATAACTCCATGGTTGTTGCTAGGTTGCAATGCAGGGAAAAAAATGTTAAAATCATTTAGCGACGAACAATTACAGATGACACAGAGATTTATAAATCCAGAGTACTGGGCAAACAAGTTCAGAAGCTTTCCGGCTGACCACATGCTTGTACAGGACACAGCCAAGGAAGCAAAAATTGTCTAGGATAGATGTAGATGAATCAGATGAGTTGGATTTCGTTGATGGTGACAGTTGTGTCATCATAAGCAAAGGTGGAGATATAAGAAAAATTATAGTACCAAAAATGGATACAGCAATGATAAACAGTGCAGGATACAGAGCATTACTAGATGTGATAGATTTATTACAACCAGGTTCTAGTGAGGAGTTTATCAAACAAAATGCAAAAGACAAAGGAAGTGTACACTAATGCCTGATGTAGACATAGATTTTTTTGACAGAGACGGGACACTTAAATTGTTCAAGCACACACCTGCATCGATGATCAAAGAAGACAAGACAGAGAAACACAAGACAGGAGTCTACTTCCATGCTATACCAGAACACCCGGTCACCGGACACGCCTCATTGGATTACAAGAAAGCGGAAGACAGGGGATACTTCAAGATCGACTGCCTTAATGTTAACCTGTACAAAGAAGTCAAATCAGAACAAGAACTTGTTGAGCTCATGATACAGGAACCGGATTGGGATATGTTAAAGGATCCCAAACTAGTAGAAAACCTTTTTCACCTGAATGGTCATTATAACATAGTGTCCAAGTTGGAACCAAAAACTATTGAACAACTTGCGGCTGTATTAGCAATCATACGTCCTGCCAAGAGATATCTGATGCACAAAGAATGGAGTGATATAGTAAAAGAAGTATGGACAAAACCTGTAGACGGATCGTATTTCTTCAAGAAATCACATGCTGTTGCATATGCACAGGCTATTGTTGTACAGATGAATTTGCTGACCAAAGCTAAATATAGTTTTGATGCAACATCAGAAACGTAAAAAGAAAAATCCCAAAAAACTTAAAAAGAAAACATACAAGATGCCTTCAAATGATTGTCATTATCAAGCAGACAATCCGTTGACGATATACTATAAAAAATATATTGAGAAAGCTGAAAGTTAAACGGGACGTCTAACCAATTGAATAGTTCGCCTCTTCACCCTCTTTTTTGAAATATCAGAAAGTCTTACAGTTGGTCCATGCACTATCTCGATATCCTTGGAGTTCAATGTAACCAATGTTGTACGGAAGTAACGGAAATCACCCTTAAGAAATATGTTTATAGGTATTTTCCTGTTGGACTCGTGCCACCAAGTTTCACCATATTTCAAGAATGCCATCTTGTCCTGTGGAGAATACAACCTACCATAATCATAGAAGCTGATCACGTTGGTATCCTCATTCTGTACTATACCCACATATTCTAGGTCTCCCTTTCGTATAAGGCTCAAGAAGGGGAATTTATCTCTTAACGTGT